AGGGTTGATGTCCCGCGAGACTTGCTTTAGTTGGCTAAAGAAAGTCTTGTTCTTTTTAGTAGCTTCGTGATTTCCATCATAGATAATTGTCGGAATCTTTACTCTCCGTATAAACGAAAAGTAAAGCTCCAACTCTTCCATATTCGGGAGACGATCAAAGAGATCGCCCCCGATTATGTGCATATTACACTCATTCTCTAACTCATAGATCTGGTCAAAGAACATTTGATAACGGTTTGTAGCCCACTGGACTGGGACATTTTTCTGACCCAGTTTTATGTGCCAGTCTGCCGTAAAGAGAATCATCCTACATTAAACTCTTCTTCAAGAAGCTCGTCATCAGCTTCGTTGCCTGCATTGCGTACTCGATCAAGAAGCTCTTTCTGCGCGTCAGGCGTAGGACGAGGCATTACATCATCCATAGACTTTAGTTCACCTACTAGTGCTAACTCGTCCTCAGTAAGAGCGCGAGGCTTGCACTTGAGTGCTTGTAATTGGTACTCAACATTGTAAGGAAGTGGGCCAGTTTTGACGCGCTTGAAACAAATGTCCCAACCAGTCTCAGGGTTAGTTGGATCGCCAAGATCTTCTGCAGCAGTAATGATTTGCTCCCACAGTTTTTTCTTGAGGTTTACAACTTTAACTTGACCATTATCAATGCACTGAGTAGCGTAGCTCCAGCCACACTTCAGATCAGGATAATACTCACGTACCCAGTCTTTCTCTACGTTGTTGAATCTTTCAGAGTTTCTATCGAAAGATAGGCACTCCATTGGAATGTTTTTGTCGTTCTCACCTTTGATCCAGTAAACATAGCGAGCAAGAATGTCGCCAACGATACGCATTTTGTTATCGCCGTCTTGATACTGAAAGGTGTCGATTGATGATTTTTGGGCAGAGCCCTTTTGTTGGTTAAATGCAATAGCCATTAGTGTATAGTCTCCAAAGTGACTTCTTCGTATATAAAAGTAATTTCATCTTCTAATACGATAAGTAGCCTGTTATCTTTAATTTCTTCCACAGGCACCGGACAGTGCAGTGGATCTAGTGTTGTTTTTCCAGAAGCGTAGTAATCGCCCAAGCTCCTCAAGGAAGCAAGTGCATAATACATACATATTTCTTTCTGTTCGTACTTATAGGAGTGGTGCAGCAAAAACTCTGGGTGTACCAGAAAAGAGTTACCGACAAAGTTTTTACTAGAAAATTTATAGATAGGGTCGTACTTGTTTTTAGGGATTGAACCCTTGATAAGCATTTCCATAATCAGATTACAATTATAGATGCTACCAGCTGCCGTATCGAAAACCTTCTTCCAATCAAATAAGAGCATATATTATACCGAAGTTTAAGTAAGTTGTCAAGAAATATTTTTTTAAAGGTATTTCATGTTCCAGCCTTGTTTCATATAAAATCCGACCCTGTTGGAAGCCTGCTTGCGAGCAGTATTGCCTTTGAGGTGAATGTCAATGATGACTGGATCAATCTTACCTTCTTTTTTACGAATAACCCTGCCCACAAGCTGTGTTAGCAAAGGCTCGTTATTCACTGGTGTGCCTAGAATTAGGCAACTAAGGTTATCTACTGATATACCTTCTGAGAAAATTGCTTGCGTTCCGTAGAGAACTTCTTTGTCCCCGTAGAGAATCTCATCTACAAGCCTTTCTCGATCTTCATGCTCCACTTCACCAGTTACACAAATTGCTTTGTCTCCAGTGAGTTCGGCACATCTTTTCAAAAAGCTAACACGATCACTTACTACTAGCACTTTATGCCCTCTTGCGGCGTAGGCCGCGGCAAGCATACTGATTGTATGTTGATACTCTTCATCAGTTGCTAGTTTAGTTACTCTGTTAGCCCAGGGTATTCTTGCCCCATCCATGAAACGAATCTCTGATGGAACAATGTGTACTGTAGGGGTCATATAGTTTTCTTTGGGTGGCTTAAAAAGAGTATTACCAAAGTAATCTCTAAACACAACGTGCTTTCCATCCTTTCTTTCTATAGTACCCGATAGACCTATCTTATATCTACAGTAATTTGTATCTAAAATTTTACTAAAGGTCGGACTACTAACGTGATGCATTTCATCAAGTATGATAGTGCCGAACTCTTTACGAATCTTGTCTACGTTTCGGTACAAGGTCTGGGTATTCCCAATGACGATAGGAGCGTCAAGTTCAAATCTCCCACTGCCTATGATGCCGGGTTCAAAACCGTAGACTTTCTTTACCTCTTTTGCCCACTGATTACGCAGAGGGACTGTGTGAGTAACAACAAGAGTTTTCTGACCTAACTTGCCTGCGATTGCAAGACCTGTAAAAGTCTTACCCCAGCTGACCCATGCGTTGATTATACTATTGTCTTTGATCTCATCATAAACCGCTTTTTGGCTTGGTCGAAGATCAAACTTAAACTCAGGAAACTCTATAGGCTTCTCAATACGCTTATCGACTATTTCGTAGTGATCTGGTATCAAATCCGTACGTCCGATAGGTAATGACACTAACCCGTTACGAATAATGCCCATGTTTTTGATAACTTGGGGCGGATCGTGTGGGTTGTGCGAAGGAATTGTATATGTAAGCTCTTTATCGACTTGCTCTTGCAATCGATCATCGCATTCCATGTAGATTCTGTGGCTTATGACTGCCTTCATAATTCAAGTTCGTTCTTAGCAATAATATAAGTTTTAACAAAGTCGGACCTCACAATGTCTTCGACCTCATATTCAATAAAGTCAAAAAGACCCATACGTTTCAATACCTGAAAGAAATCTCGTATTCCGTTACCTTTCAGATCTGCTTGTCGGAAGTCTCCACAGAAAATAACTCTAGTATTCTCACCCATGCGAGTGATGATAGAGTCAAGCTCATGAAAAGACATATTTTGACACTCATCAATTAAGATTACAGCGTCTCGTAAAGTTATACCCCGAATGAACGAAGTAGTCATAAACTCTACTAGATTTTTCTGTTTAAGAATTTCGTAAGCATCACCACGACTAAATAAATCGTTGGCAATATCCTTGTAAGGCTCTTCATAAACAGAGGCTTTTTCTTTCTCAGTTCCTGGTAGAAATCCAATGTCTCTCGTAGGAACTGCACTTCGTATAATTACTAGCTTTTGATACTCTCCTTTTGTCATATCATCAAACGCCAGATATGAAGATATAAACGTCTTACCTGTCCCTGCGAGTCCGTGCAGAACTAGATTCTTGGTTGATTCAAATGCTTTGAGTTGGTTGCGTGTTAAAGGTTCAATCTCTCTTAGGTCAAAGTTTACACCCGCAAGAGTTTTACGTTTTTTAGCCATATTATACTTTTCTTCTCGTGTCTTTGAGTTTCTCGTCTGAGTACTCATAAAGCATCCACGGAAGTCCATGTAGATGCAAGATTCCTGCCCAAGATTTACCATCTTCGGGAGGTCGTGGTACGGTGAAAGGTGCATTGTGTCCTTTCACCCATATAAGTGTAGCGATTTGTTTACGCTCCACTTTTTTAATTTTCATATATTTAAGGGGTACTAGTTTAGTCTTTTCGTAGATGAAAGGTTTTCCTGTAAAGTCTACAAAATAAGGTGTGGATTGTTTCATCAAACCATTGGGTGCTGCTACTGATTTTTTGAGTTCATACTTATTTTTAAGAGGACTCTGCATACGCCTAGCCCCAATGTTTACACCCATTTGGTTTCTATCGTCTACAACCTGCCCATCGCAGAAAAATACGCCGTCTACTGTTTCCCAGTTTCCTGAGTCCATCAAGAAAGCTGGGAAAGTAATTTTTGTAAAGTCTCTAAATGTGATTACCATACATCTTCTCGAACTTACCACCTGAATAATCTTCGTGAACAATCTCAAAGTCGCAACCCACAGGAGCACCAGGAATTGCTATACCTCTGTCCATCTGTATAAACTCTGCCAGTTTCTCCATGTATTCTTCTACTTCACCTTCTGGTACTTCTGCTAGAATTGAATCGTGTACAAGTGCAAATATACGAGCCTTTTTATTATTGGCTTTGATCCATGCGTTCATGTCAATAGCACCTAAGAGGTTAATATCAGAAGCAGCAGACTGCACCAGAAAATTAAGACCAGACCTAATGCTATGACTCTGGATGCCTTTGTCTGTCGATGCGACATTTGGTAATCTCCTTTTTCTTCCGAAGAAGCTGTAAATAAAGCCGTTCTGCTTTATGAATGTTTGGTTATCGGTAATCCACTGTTTTAGTTTGTGGAAAGCGTTGAAGTATTCGTCAATCACATCTTGAGCCTCTGCTTTGCCAAAAGGTTTACCACTGTCTTTCGTAACTTGCTCACTGATCTTAGCCGCACCTGCTCCGTACATAATACCGAAAGTAACAGCCTTTGCCGCTTGACGCTGTGTACCAAACTTCTCAGCCACCTCTTCAACAGGGCAGGGTAGTCTAAATACTTTCTTTGCAATAGAACTATGAAAGTTACCACCAGACTTAAATACATCCATCAAGGCAGTATCTTTTGCAAGCACAGCGGCAACATAAACCTCTGCTGTTGTTAAATCCATCGCAACGATTTTATTACCCGGAGCTGCTTTGATACAACCCTTGACTATAGGATTATCCCTAGGCAATTGTTGCATATTAAGTTTACCACTTGAACTAAGCCTGCCACTAGTAGTACCATGCAAGTTGAAACCTGTACGCAGTCTGCTATCTCTATCCAACTGTGGTAGGATTTTGTCCAGATAAGTATTTTTAATTTTGGACTTTTGTCTAATATTGAGAATGAGTCCAGGGATGTGGGATTGCTGACCGAGTGCTTCAAGAACTTCCGCATCTGTTGAATGTGCTCCAGTGCCAGTCTTTTTGCCAGTAGGATTGAGACCAACGTAGTCGAACAACAAGCTACGAAGCTGCACAGTAGAATTAGGGTTGAAATCTTTTCCATTTATCTCTTCAAATTTACTAATAGCGGGATCTTTATATAACTCTACTACTGCTTCGTCAATCTGCTCTTGCATAAGAGATTGAGACTTGAGGAGTCGTAGTTTATCAAAAGGAACGCCATTGTCCTGGATGTCCGTTAAGAAACGGCAACCTGGGATTAGTATCTCGTCATACACTTTAGCGAGACGTTTGTTTTGCTTTATCTTTATGAACTTCTCATAAAGAAGATATGTGACAGCGGCGTCCATACCTGCGTATAGTTTCATAATATCGAAGGGAATATCTCCCCAACTAAATTCGTTTTTGAGAATACCATGTTCTTTACGATACTGGTCAATCCAATCGTACATAGGCTTCTCGTAGTCCCCGTACTTTGTAAACTTGATAGCCAACTGCTTCAAGCCATGAGTACCAGGATTCTCATCAATCAAGTAGTGTAGTAACATCGTGTCCTCAAAGCGAGGAAACTCAAAGTTGAAATGATACTCAAAGAAAGCCAAGTCAAACTTTGCGTTATGAAATACTACTATCTTCTTGTTAAATAATTCTTGTAGTAACCGCTCAGACTCTTCGTCTAAGCACTCTGTATCAATGTATGCACCACGATCTTGTTCGTAAGATAGAGACAAGCCAAGCATATGCCCATCTCTAGGGTATAGTCCTGTAGTCTCGGAGTCAAGTGCAATGTAAGGGCTAGGAGCGTCTATAGCTGCCTGAAAGAAGGCGTTGGCTTCCTCTGTATCTTGAATACCCCATGCGTTGTACTCGGTAATAACCGTATCTTCGATTTCTCCTTTGATGTACCCAATGATACTTGCTTTTGAATCTTCCCATGTTTTTCTAGCCTCTGGTTTGAATGCCAACATAGCAGGGTTGATCACAGGTAAGAACTTCTCTTCTACTTTCTTACCAGAATATTCTGTAACTGAGTTGATGGGGGTGAAGTATTTAAGTGCATCACTACCCACTAGAATTACCCAGTCGTAGTCGTCTGTATTGATCTCGATATCGCAATCTCGTTTCAATACTTTTTTGAGAGTCGGGTCGGAGCAAAGCTGATACTGATCGAACTCAAATGCGTCATCGAACTCTCTTTTAAAATTTGTTTTACTTGGTTTAGTTTCTACTAATGCAACTTTAGGCATATAATCTACTCTTTAGTTTTTGAACTGTTTGTAAGGGTAAGGCTCCAGGATCTCTATCCTTGAGGCTCACATTTCTACTAGCCAAGCCTACTCGCTCAGCCATATCTTGTACTATTTGTGAGGCATTCTGTCCTGCCTCATCGCCATCAAAAAAGACAATAATCTCTTCAACGCCCTGTATTGAGAGCATCTTGAGTTTATCTTCATTGATATTCTTTGTTCCGAAACAACAAACTGCATTGTCCAATCCTTTGTCATGCAAGTTTATCATATCATAGATACCCTCTACTAGTATAACAGAACCTTGTATCGGCTCTACTACAGGGAATAGAGGCATCTTCGCACCCGCAGGCGAGATCATGTACTTAGGTGTACCGCCTGTCGTATGTCTGCCGTTGAAGGCTACGATACGACCAGATATATCTCGTACTGGGAATACTATCCTACCAATATGGTCAGGATCATGGTGTTGAAAAGCTTCAAACTTCTTGTAGGTTTCTGGTTTGATGTCTCTCCAGTTACCTGTATAAGTTGTAATATTTCGAGGAAAAGACAAACCAACACTCTCAGACCTCTTATGTCGAATAGTCTTTTTTAATAGTTCTCGTCTTAATTGTAGTTGGTTCGCCTTTTCGCCGAAATGAGTAAAAATGTTGCCCTTGAAACCGCACGAGAAACACTGAAATATGCCTGTGATTTTATCAATCCGCATACTAGGGTTTCTATCGTCATGATCTGGTGACAAGCAG